TGACATGTTTACCTCTGCTATAATTACGAATATATCTACAGGTACATATACATATGAACCCGGTTGGTCTGAAGTAGATAAGATATTTGTTGCTGAAGACCCTGGACAACCTACAAAAACAGTATCAAAAAGCGTATCTATACCTTCGGATGCTAACAACATCGCTATTTTCGCGGCATTCGAAGATGAAGAAGGTAATGTGAGTATGTATATTACAGACCTTAAATTAGTCACAGGTGCTATTATCGATGTTTATCGATATGAATGTTATGATCAAAGATATAAATGTCTTTATAGCGTTAATACATCAACTGTAAACATACCAGATACTCCAATTACTGTAACCGCTAACAGCATTGAAGATATTAATAGAATCGTATTCGATGCTGACACAGGAGAAATTACTTTTTTATGTGAAGATTGTTATCTTTTAGAAGCTACATTTAATGTTGATGTTACAGCAGGGTTAGCAAGAGAGATCGAACTGTTTTTAGAAATGTACAATGAGGTAGCAGCAGATTGGGACATAATACCAAATAGCGGATATAAAAGAGAAATTGCAGGAAGCGCAGAAGGCGGATTAACATATGTTAGAGTGTCGAATTTTAAGGAAGGGACAAAAATTAGATTAAGGGCACAATCAAGCTCCGCAACAGGATTACGGCTTTTATCAGAAACATTAACAAACGGGACTGTTGTTCCATCAATAGTTTTAGCTGTTAAAAATGGGTGATGAACCAAAAAAGGAACGATTAAAAAATCCCGGCTTGCCAAAGAAGCTAAGAAAGGCGGTAAAGTTGGCAAACGTGCAACGCTTGCTAAAACACTTGGAAAAATAAGGAAAAAGAAATGAAAAAAAAGCCAGCAACAAAAGCAGGTAAGGAACGAAAAGTTAAGAAAGTGATGAAAGAATACAAACAGGGAAAACTCAAAAGCGGAAGCAAGAAAGGCCCTAAAGTAAAAAGCAGAAAGCAGGCTATTGCTATAGCGATGAGTGAGGCTGGAATGCCTAAAAAGAAAAAACGATCACCGAAAAAGAAAGGATATTAGAAATGAAAAAAGTGAACAACACAATTTTATTTATGATTCTTTTTTTACCTTCGATAGTTTTTGGAGCAGACGTTATTTTAAAATGGGACGCAAATAAAGAATCTGATCTTGCAGGATATAAAATATACCATGGACTTGAGTCAAGAAAGTATGACGACCCTGTAGAGGTAGGATTAGTAACAACGTATACATTTAACGATTTACCGAGTGATGTAACACATTATTTTGCTGTAAACGCTTTCGATACAGAAGGATTGGAATCTGATTATAGCAACGAAGTAAGAACTATTAAAGCACCAAAGTTGACTATAAAATATATGTTAGAAATTGAACCTTAACCGAACTTGCCGTAATGCAAGGGTTGCGCTACCTGTCGCCATACAGGGAATTACCTTAACATGAAAGGGTGAAATCATGGATGAAGTTTTGGAAAATGTTGAAGAAAATGTTGAAGAAAATGTTGGGCAGGAAGAAACAGAAGAACATGACCATACAGGAGAGGAAGAAACTATACAAGATGGTCAACTTAACGAACAAGACACGGAAGAAGTAGAACCGTGGTTGCTTGAGGATGACGATACATCCCCAAAGAAAATACCTCTTGCTGCTCACATACGGCAACGTGATAAATTAAAAGGGAGGTTGTCAGAAAAAGATCAAGAACTTGCTGAATTAAAAGCAAGACTCGAAAAAATAGAAGGATCTAAAAAACAACAAGTTCCTCCGACTGTGCGGCCAATTATCGACGATTATGACTCTATCGACGATTATAACGCTGCTATGGACGCTTACGAAAATAGCAAATTCGAAGCATTAGAACAGTCAAGGAACCAAAAACGCTTAATTGAACAACAAAAAGCGACTATAGACAAGGCCGTTGAGGATCATTATACACGAGCTGAAAAACTAATCACTGAAAACAACATTGATGCGGAAACGTACAAGCAAACAGATGAGCTTGTAAGAGAAAGCGTTGAAAGAATTTATCCTGGTCGTGGCGATCAAATAGTTGACTATATGATATCGCGTCTTGGAGACGGAAGTGATAAAGTTATGTTCGCATTGGGAAGGAACAAAACATTTCTTTCGGAGTTTCAATCAGCTCTTTTGAATGACCAATCCGGCCTTCAGGCAGCAATACTTTTGGGTGAGCGTAAAGCTATGCTCACAAGACCGAAAACAATTAAATCTAATGCACCCAAACCGGCTGAAAACCTGTCAGGAGACAAACAGCTTGGAGACACGAGCAATTTAAAGCGCCAATATGATAAAGCGCAGAAAAACGGTGACTCACAGTCTGCTTATGAAGCATACAAGGCAGCAAGGCAAGCCGGTATGGATGTGTCAAAATGGAGATAAAAGAAAATGGCTGATACAATTAAAATTGTGTACGCAATGATGGATAAAATCATTGAAACGCACAAAACTCAAGAACAGTTACTACCACTTGTAACGTATGAAGAACCAGATCCCGCGATGCTTCAGAACGCAGGAGATGTTTATTGGAAACCTGTTCAGCAACATGCCCCGTTGCAGCAAGGATGGGATATGACAGGAAATGAAACAGATATTATTGAAGAAGGTTGCCCTTACATTATGAGTACGCCATGGAATGACGTGGTCAAACAAAGAATCGATAAGATTCGCGATGATCAGTTTTTCATGAGACGTGCTGAGGAAGCTGGAAGGAAGATTGCTTCAAAGCAAAATTATGAGATAGCAAATGCTATTGCAACTCAGGGCTCGCTCTTTTACAGGTCTAACGATACATCAGCATGGGACTTCATCACAAATGCACAGGTCAAGATGAACGAACGGCAATCATACCAATCCGAACGTTACTTTACACTTAATGATAGAGACACGCAGAAGTTCGGTAAAGACCTTTCAGCAAGGCAAACAATCAACGAAATTCCGAGAGCGGTATGGAACTCTGGAATGTTGCAAAAACAGGTTGCACAATTCAGCGTTTATACCGGGTCATACTTGCCGAACCTTACAGGAGGTGCGAATCCTGGAACCACAGTAACTGCAAACGTTTCAGAAAAGCCTTTGGGTGGTACTGTAACTACCGCAACAGGAATCGTTCAAAACTTCGATTGGAGAACCGCAACTATCGCAGTAACAGCTTCAGCAGGTTACAATATCGGAGATAAGGTCACCTTTAGCAACGGTGGTACTCCTGTGTACGCGATCGGACTTATGGATAAAACAGTTACTACCGATCCTATGCAGTTTACAATCGTAGCAAAGCCTACTGGCACAAGCGTTACTGTATACCCAAAACCTATCGCTCTTGATGACGCCGCTCTTTCTACACTCGAAAAAGCATATGCGAACATTAACACTCAGATTCTCAACACGGCAACAATGGATCGCGTTAATATTGACGCTTCAAACCAAACAAATTTGTTTTGGGATAAATCTGCTGTTACTGTTTCAGGAGGTTCTCTTCCCGTAGAAATGTTTAAGGAGTGGGGGGGCATGAAGGTTGTCAAGGACAGCTTTGTTAACGGCCAACCAGTCTATTTGCTCTACGACGGTGATATTCTCGAAAAGAATTTCCGTTTTGTAATATTTTCCTGGTGGGGCGTGACGGTTAACAACCCTTCAAATTGCGGATGTGCTGTAAGTTACACATAAAAACTTGAGAAATTTGGTGCTGGTTAATTCCGGCACCAAATTGAAAGGATAATAATGGGAGTACAACTATTTAAAAAAGGAGACACGCACGTATTTAAGGGAATTAAATGCACATTCGAAGTGTTTCCGGTAGAATTTCTCGAAGCGCAACTTAAAGATGGATGGACGGCAGATATAAACGATCTTGTAGAGAAGCGAAAACCCGGTAGACCAAAAAAGGTAGAAGATAATGCCGACGAACAACACAAAAGCTGATATCATTAACGATGCATACTCAAAGTTGAGAATATCAGGCATAACTGTTATTCCTTCTCCTGAAAACATTGAAAAAGCTCTTTTCAGGCTTGAAAATTATATGCGTGAATTGTTGGGTTATGGAGTTGATTTAAACTATACGTTCGAGGAATTTCCTGACACGTCAAGCGAACATAATCTTCCATTAGATGTTTATGACGCTGTAGGCTGGACACTCGCACAAAAATTAATGTCTGACTTCGGCAAGGGATTCAATCCTGACCCTATACTCATAACACAATCAAAAGCCGGAACATCATATTTATTCAGTAGAATATCAATTCCTGTAGTTCAATACCCTAATAGAATGCCAATAGGCACTGGAAATAGATCATGTTATTGCAGTACATATTATCAAGGATATTATAATCCGCTTGCTGAAATACCCATTGATGCTAAAATTATATATCAAGGAGAAACAAAGGATTACAATGAAGATTTTAATCCTGTAATTGATGAAGGTGAAACGATATCGACTTATACCATTACAACCGATGACGGACTTACAAAAGTGTCTGACAGTGAATCAGATGGTATTATAACATATAGAATATCAGCAAGTGACACAGCATACGGTTTAAACAGAGTATTTTTTACTCTAAATATGGATAGTGGTCGAGTCCTTAAAACAAAAGTAAACTTTAATGTGAAATCGATCGATGCGTGATAAAATAACACTTATAAAAGGCGACAAGGTAAGCTCTGGTAGCGATTTTTTAGAAGCAGACTATAGAGATGCATTGCTTGTTAATATGTACGCTGTAAACCGCAACATATTAGGAGCACAGGGATATATTTTGGATTACCCTGGACTGACAGAGTTTGGTGTTGGATCTGGTATAGACAGGGCATCAAATTATAATGAAAGATTCAATCTTCATTTCAGGGTTTCCGGTACAAAATTTATATCTGTTGATTCTTCAGGAACGGTGACTGAACTAGGAGATGTGCCAGGAACAAAGCAATTAAGAATGCCTTACAGCTTTAATACTCAGGCAATTATAGGCGAGGGTAAAATGTTTCTCTATGATCCAGTTAATGGTTTCAGAGAGGTAACTGATCCAGATTTGGGTAATGTCATAGATGGTGATTGGATAAATGGATACTATTTCTTAACAGATGGTGAAAACGTATATCATACTGATATAACTAATGAATCAGCTATAGACCCACTAAAGTTTGCTACTTCAGAATTTGCGCCTGATCCCACTTTAGGCATATCTAAAACTCAGGACAATCTGATAATTGTATGGAACAGATACTCAATAGAATATTTTGAGGATAGATCAACGACAAATTTCGCTTTCAGACGTTTAGAATCAAGGGCACAAAAAATAGGGATTGTTGCAACACACGCTAAAGTAGAAGAGGGGGGGATTTTCTATATTGTAGGTGGCTCTAAAAATGATAGTGTATCTGTTTATACAGTAGGTCTTGGATCAACTGCTAAAATAGCATCAAGAGAAATAGATAAAATAATATCTAAATATTCTGAATCCGAAATGTCAGATATACGATTAGAATCAAGAACCGAAAACAACGTAACATTCATCCTTGTTCATCTTCCTGAAGAAACTCTATGCTACAATGCTACAACAGGTGGAATATTCGGAAGCGAATCAGGATGGAGTATTTTAAAGACAGATGTATTGGGAGATAATACATACCGAGCAATAAACGGTTCATTCGATCCAAGAATTTCTAAATGGATATATGGCGACAAAATAGATTCGAGATTGGGTGTTTTAGATAATGACGTTAGAACTCATTACGGAGAAATAGTTGAATCTATATTTTATACTCCTGTAGTTAATATGGAAAGAATGTCTGTCGATGAAATAGAGATAGAAACAATACCTGGTCATCATATTTCTGAAGATGCTACTGTAGCCATGTCTCTAACTTATGACGGTATAAACTATACGTCAGAATACTGGAATCTATATAGCACACCATATGATTACGGAAAACGCTTTATTTTAAGAGAACTTGGATATGTAGATAGCAACTTAGGCTTTAAGTTTAGAACAGCGTCTACGGCAAGAATGGCATTTTCATTAATGTCCTTGGAGTATAATTAGAATGTCTACACAGG